CCTGCAGCCCTTCCCACCCGGAGTTTCCCACCACGGTGCTGCGGGCAGGCAAGGTGTTCCGCGCCACCACCACCCTGCGCTTTACCCTTTCGGCGGAGCGGGACACGGCCACCGGGATCCCCCAGGGGACCCGCGTTTCCACGGCCGGCGCCATCTACTTCGCCACGGACGTGTATGCGGAGATCCCGGCGGGGTCCACCACCGTGGACGTGCCGGCCACCTGCACGGTGGCGGGCACGGACGGAAATGGGTTCGCCGCCGGAGAACTGGCCACCATTGTGGATCCGATCCCCTACGTGGCCAGCGTGACCAACACGACGGCCACCGAGGGCGGCGCGGAGATCGAGAGCGACGACGACCTGGCGGAGCGGGTTTTCCTGGCCCCTGGGGCCTATTCTACGGCCGGACCGGAGGACGGATACCTGTACCACGCCAAGGCGTACAGCGCCGCCATAGGCGACGTGGTGGCCACCAGCAACCAGGCGGCGGGGACTGTGGACATTGTTTTCATCATGGCCGACGGCAGCACCCCGGGGGAGGAAATGATCGAGGGCCTGGAGGGATACCTGCAGGGCAAGACGATCCGGCCCATGACGGACCTGGTACGGGTGGCCGCGCCGCAAGAGGTCACGTACACCATCAACCTGACCTATTACATCAACCGGAGCGACAGCGCCAAAGCCGTGACCATCCAGGCGGCGGTGGCCCAGGCCGTGGCGGACTACCAGACCTGGCAAAGAGCCATCGGGCGGGATATTAACCCCTCCCAACTGGTCCACATGGTCATGGACGCGGGCGCCAAGCGCGTGACCGTGACGGCCCCCACATACACCGCCGTGGACGCCACCAAGGTGTCCGCCCTCCAGGGGGACGCCGTGATCAGTTACGGAGGGCTGGAGGATGATTAAACTTTCCGGGAGCCGGTTCACGGACATTATGCCTGAAAACCTGGCCAGCCAGGTGGAAACCAAGGCTTTCGCCTACGCGGTGGGGCGGCAGATTGAAAAACTGTGCGCCTACTCCGACGCGGCCAGAACCTACGCGGCCATAGCGACCATGCCGGAGTGGCTGCTGGACTATATGGCCGTAGAACTTCGCACCCCGTCCTATGATGAAAACTATTCCCTGAAAACCAAACGGGCGCTGATCCAGGGGTCCCTCCTGTTTTACACGCAGATGGGGACGCCGGCGGCGGTGAACCGGATCATTGAAACCATCTTTGAAACCGGGTACATCGAGGAATGGTACGAGTATGACGGGGATCCACACCACTTCCGGGCCTACGTAGGCGACGGCGGAGAGGTGGGGCCGGGGGAACTGGAGGAGTTCCGGCGGGTCCTGTCCTCCGTCAAGCGCCTTTCGTCGTGGCTGGATGATATTATCACGATCACCGCCATGGACCCGGATATGGTGACGTTTACGGGGACCATGGGGAAGGGCTACACGTCCACGCCCCTGCCGGAGGCGGCGGTGGACTACCACCTGGAGGACATGATCCGAGCGGGCGGAACATTCGGCACCATTACACAAACCGCCATCCCGGCGGCAATCTAAACAGGAGGAAAACCCATGTTTTACGGATTTGTAATCACCGAGGCAGGAAACAGCCTGCTGGCCAGCATGGTGGCGGGCCAAACCCTGACCATCACAAAGGCGGTCGTGGGCGAGGGCACCGCAGACAACGCGGAGGCCGCCAGGAAGTTGACAAACCTGATCAACCCGGGGCCGGAGGCCACCAGCACCGAGACGATGGTGGACGGGAACAACGTCAACATGATCGTGGAGTATCGGTCCGACCTGAACGGCGGCCTGCAGGAAGGGTTCTGGATCGGTGAATTTGGCATTTTCGGCAAGGTAGGGAACGGCGCGGAAACCATGATCGGGTACGGTTCCCTGGGCGACGCCAAGCAGTACGTGAGCGCCTACGTGGCCGGGGCCGCCCCGGACGTGCGCCGGTATCCCGTTTCCATCACCGTCACCACCGGGATCCAGGTTGACGTGGCATACCCGGCGGAGGCGTGGATGACCGCCGAGGACGTGGCGGAATACTTCAACCAGACATTGAAACCCGACCTGGAGGAGAGCCTGCAGGACCTGATCGACGACCACAACGAGGACCCGGACGCCCACGGCGGCGCCCTGGAGGGCAAGCAGGACCAGATCAAGGTGGAGGGCCTGCTGAAAGGGAGCAAGACCACCACCGAGGAGGGCGAAACGTACAACGTGGGAGCGGCCACGCCGGGCACCGACTACCAGGCGCCCACCAACACCCTGACGGCGGCGGAGAGCATGACCACGCAGGACCTGATCCCGTTCTACGACGCCACCGCCGGCCAGCACAAGCGGACCACGCTGCAGGCGCTGAAAGAGGCCATCGGCGTACAAAGCCCCACCATTTCCGTGACGACCTGCACGGGGGCGTCCGTGACCTGTTCGGACGGAGCGGAAACAACCCTGCAGGGTACGGGTTCGACGGACTTTGAACTGCCACACGTGGGCACCTGGACGGTGACGGCCTCCCTGGGCGGGGAGAGCGTGTCGGAGCAGGTGCAGGTGGGCGGCGGCCTCCTGTACGAGGTGGACCTGATGATCACCAGCGGGATCGCCGTCACCACCCAGCCGACCAAGACCACCTACTACATCGGAGAGGCGTTCGATCCGGCCGGCATGGTAGTGACCGCCACATTTGCGGACGACACCACCGCCAACGTGACCGAGGACTGCGAGTTTTCACCGCAGACCATGGCGGCGGGAACCCAGTCTGTCACCGTGACCTATCAGCGGGCGGGGGTCCAAAAGACCGCCAGCGTGGCGGTGGCGGTGCGGGTGCTGGACCACATCGACGTGACCACGGAGCCAAGCAAAAAGGCGTACAAGTACGGGGAAACCTTTAACCCGGCGGGCATGGTGGTGACGGCGTACTACACCGACGACCAGAGCCGGGCCGTGACGGGATACACCTACTCCCCCACCGGCGCCCTGGACATGGACGACACCACGATCACCATTTCCTATACGGAGGGCAGCGTGACCAAGCAGACCACGCAGGCCATCACGGTGGCCAAGGTGCTGGACAGTATCGAGATCACCACGCCGCCCAACAAAACGGCCTATTTCTCCGGGGAAACCTTTAACCCGGCGGGCATGGTGGTGACGGCACACTACACCGACGGGAGCAGCCAGGCGGTGAGCGGGTACACCTACTCCCCCGCCGGCGCCCTGGCCACGGGCAACACCACGATCACCGTGTCCTATTCGGAGGGCGGCGTGACCAAGACGGACACCCAAACCATCACGGTGACGGCGATCTCCAACACCCTGAACAGCAATTCGTGGGCCACCATCAAGGCCGTTTCCGACGCGGGCCAGGGGGACAACTACTGGGACGTGGGCGACACCAAGAGCATCACCATCAACGGCCAGGTGGGAAACACGAACTTTTCCAACCTGTCAATCAATGTCTATATTATCGGGTTCAACCACAATTCCGCCCGGGAGGGGTCCAACCGGATCCACTTCAAGATCGGAAAGATCGGCGGCACCCAGGTGGGCCTATGCGATAGCCAATATGGTAGCAACACCTCCACTTCGGGCGCGTTTACCATGAACACCAGCAACACCAACAGCGGAGGGTGGAACAACAGCCACATGAGAAAGACCGTGCTGGGTTCCGACGCCTCCCCCACCAGCCCGAGGGCAAACACCCTGCTGGCGGCCCTGCCGGCGGACCTGCGGGCCGTTATGAAACCGATCACCAAGTATTCGGACAACACCGGCGGCGGCAACAATACGGCCAGTTATGTGACCAGCACCACGGACTACCTGCCCCTGCTGGCGGAGTTCGAGATCCACGGCGCCAGAACCTACGCCAACAGCGCGGAGCAGAACTACCAGCAGCAGTACGCCTACTATCAGGCGGGTAACAGCAAGGTGCATTACAAGCACAACGCCACCGGCACGGCGGCCTATGCGTGGTGCCGTTCCGTCTATGCGACGAGCACGTACAATTTCTGCCGT